AAAGACTCTTGTAAAGATGGGCATGACTCGTGTTCAAATACTAGAGCATCTTCAGGTTTCGGAACCGACTCTATTAAAGGCGATAAAAGTCTGGATAAGACAGGGTGCCAGACCGGGTGAATTTGGCTCCCGCGCATACTCCAGTGGTCAGAGCCGTAGACAACAGCGCGAACGCATGGAGCGAGATACGGCGTTACAAACCCAGTAACTCTTCTAGCTCCTGACAGAGTAGTTACCATATCACCGGGACGTATAGACTCTATTGGTCTGTACGTCCTGTCTGCCATTAATACACCAGTGCCAACTCCTACACAGTACTCATGCCCCTGATATAGTGTAGCATCATCTTCGTTATCAATATGCCGTAACTTTAAAGAAGCTCCTGTTGGGAAAGTAAAAGTTCTATCACTGACTTTCCAGCTTGCCCCTAACGGCGAGTACATTTCCTTTGCCTGTACAACAATCTCTTCAAGCTCCGGGTACGTCTTACGGAAGATAATACCTTTCCAGCCCGGCCCTTGCTCCACGTCCTGCAAGTAATCCCCTAACAGGTACGACGTCTTACCGCCGCCTCTAGCCCCGCCGTACAGTAGCTCCGTCACAAACCGTGCCGATATAGCTAGGCTTTGTGGCCCCGGCTGTGGCTCCCATACCGTGTTCATTACAGTACGTCCTTTAGCCTGGACTTATGTTCTATTACTTTAACGCTCGTCTCAATGATTTTATCATTAATAGAACTTTGAGCCAGTGCTGTCTCGCGCTGCTGTACCCACTCTTCATAGGTCTCTGCGCGTGGCATGATCGCCACATTGACGGTCATTCCGCTCTGAACGGGCACGTCACCGTACCCCGGCACGCGGGCCTTGAGCATCTGAGACAAGAGCGTGTCAGAGTATTGCGTCTCGCTATCGACCTTCTCTCCCTTGAAATAGACGCCCTTCTCGACCCCGTGGACGCCCCTCCTGTAGGCCGCATTCTCCAAGCTGGCCCACCCCATCATCTGTGCGTTCTTGACCTCTCCAGCGGCCTCGGGATCGGCTTGCAGCCATAGGCAGACATGCCGGTAGGACACCTGCAAGTCCCCGCAGGCGCTCAATAAATCGCCGTGGTTCTCGCAGACGGCCTTAACCAAGTGCGCCAGCATCATCGGGGTGCGCGGCAGGGACATAGGGCCAGTATAATATCAGGACTGGCAGGCTGAAAGCGCATTAATAATTGTAGGACTTTTAATTAGGTCTATCACGTTCTTCTTCCGTCCCGGTAATCATGATTGCATCTATACTTTCCCTTAGCACACAAAGCGCTGAAAAGAACGTATTGGCTTGCAGATGCTCGGGCATTTTATCCACTCGACTGCTTAATGCATCCATCGTCTCAGCAACAAACTCCCGGCACAAATCTACCAGCCGGTCAATCTCATCGGGCTTAAGACCTTCCGACTTCATGATCTTACGAATTTCTAATACAAACTCGGGTTCCTTGTTCATATTAATACTTCCTTACCGTGGTTCTCATGGAACCCATACTGAAACTCCGCAGCCCGCCGTTTTGCTACAGCATCTTTGAAATTCACAAAGGTTCCCAACACAATCAGCCTATTCTCTATACCAATATAGGCTTTCCACCTAGCAGTATCTTTAACCCAAGATACTCCTACAATCCCACTGGTATTACTCATCCCCAGACCTTTATTCTGACTATTAACTGTGCTGCTAACGTCTCTGAGGTTTTTAATTCTATTATTCATCTGATCGTGGTCAATATGATCTACCTCACCAGTAGGCCACTCCCCATAATATAACAGCCATGCGACCCTATGCGCTAACAGGTTCCTACCCTTGTGCGAGCCGTACAGATACCCAGTCGATTGTACCGACATAAAACACTGTTTCCATGTGTTATATATCCGGCCAGTATCAGGATTATACTGGTATTCAGCAGCCATTTCCTCATAGGTCGGCAATGGATTAATATTCTTTTTCCTAACTCGCGTCTTGTACGGTTCTACTTCCTCAAGATTAGTAATCCTGTTATCGGTTCTAATACCGTTAATATGTTTTATGTCTCCTACAGGCCATACTCCATAGTGTATTGCCCATGCCAGCCTATGTTTAGTGTAAAACTTCCCTTCAAACGTACCGCATAGAAACCCTCTCGGCCCTACGGTGTTAAACACTAAGAACCCATCCCTCGTCAGGTTCCCTGTAGCTGCATCATACTTAAAGACTTCTCGCAGTCTTTCTGGCGTTGCTTTGCTTGTCATTCAACGACCGTAGCGGAGAACGGGCTATGAAGTCAAGAGATAATTTAACATAATCGTCTCCGGTATTTTTGATAATTCGGGTGCGCGTCCGGCTATTCAGATTTTGACACCGCCCGGCCCAGAGACCCGGTGGCGTCTCGCTCAGAAAAAAGGGAGCGATAGCCCGAGAAAGTCCAATGATTTCAATGAGTTAGATCAGAACGTGTCATCCATTATGTACAATTGACATAATGCACATTATCAACCCGGCTTTCGCTAAGTCATTGAAATGCCAACACATTTTCGACCCTGCCTGCCTGTCCTGCCTGCTCGATCGCTGCTAATTATTATTAATGGTACTATCAACTAACCAGATTGGTTAATCTAGTACTGAACCTGTCATGCTTATAGCTGTCTAGGACATGCATAATCACTGTCGAGGACAAGTATCTAGCCCAAAATGTGAGAACAAACCGGGAATATCCGATACCTGTCTACAACAGGGTTTATCAAAACTCCGAGGTTACTTAAAGTAAGTAAGTGTCTAAGTCATTGAAATTGCCCGGAAATTTCCGCGCACACGCCTGCTCGCACATACTCCCCTTCATAATATAAATAAGCTGTCTATAACATATTTATTTATAAATACTCAGCTAAGGTAGTCTAATATCCGGCTAATATCCGGCTAATATTCCCCCATAAAATTCAATGACTTAGAGAAATCCGGCTAATATCCTCCTAATTTCCCGTTGATATCCTCCTAATTCCCCGCTAATTCCCCGCTAATGCCAAGTATACAGGATTAATACTATGAAAACTACAGTACAAGAACTCAAAGCTAGAGTTGATTACAATAGTAATACAGGACAACTGACTTGGAAGTACCGCGATGATATGCCAGCCAGATTTAATAATCGCTGGACTGGCAAGCCAGCATTTAACAATCCCGATGCAAACGGCTATCTGCGAGGGTCTATTAATAATGAAACCCTATACGCTCACCGTGTCGCGTTTGCGATACTGTATGGCGAGTACAGAAACGACATATACTTTTTCAACGGCAACAAACGCGATCTGACATTCCGCAATCTGCGCGCCCATGGCTTGCGCCCCTATGGAGTTCCGCTATCAGCGCTTGAGCATTTACCGTAAAATTCCCTGATCGCTTTTTCCGATTAAAAACCAATGTTCCATTTTACAGTACAAACCTAGAACAAATCGGGAAGATCTTTTTCTAGGTCTCCGAGTACCGGATTTAGCTAGACCCTCTGAGAAGGGCTTAAAACCGATCCTAGGGCATACTGTAGTTTGTTCCCTAGGCGTTCTCTGTAGTGGCTAGGGCGCATACAAAATAATTTGATAAAATTATGCGATATGTGTAAAAGTGGCTTTACACCCTACAGAAACCCATTAATAGGGACGGCAGGCGGTACGGAAATATCCGGCCGCTCAGCCAAGGGCCTAGCGAACCCTTCGCTTCTTTCTCATTGTGATTAGACAAACCCCCTAGGGGTTACTCAGTCCAGAACTATTCTGGCCTGTGTTTACCCTAGGAGAATTGAACATGGAAAACCTCAACTACAATACTCGCGAACAGTGGATTAATGCATTTATTAATGCAGCTAGACCCTTCTTCAATGAAGCGGGTTTTCCCCTTCCGCTCAATATTCGGGCAGGTGTCGGGTTCCCTATTGAGGGCTATCGCAGCAAGGCAATCGGCCAGATTATCTATCCCGAGGGTTCAGCCGATCGTCACTATGAAATATTCTTGAACCCTAAGAAACGCGATACAGATAGTGACATGCCAGACGCACGGCTCGCTGATATTCTGACCCATGAGCTTTGCCATGCTGCGGCGGACCATAACCACGGGTTCCGCAACCATGGGCGTGCAACTAGCCCGTTCGGGCAAGTCTGTAGTGCAGTCGGACTAGAAGGCCCGTTAAA